GCCAAGCACAACACCAATTGTTTCATCATACGGTGGTGCTAACGACCAAATTCACATTGCAGTTATCGATGAAGATGGTTTGTTCACAGGTACAAAAGACACAGTTCTTGAAGTATTCTCTTATGTTTCACAAGCACCAGATGCGAAATATGATGATGGTACTCCAGCATACTGGAAAACAGTTCTACGTAACAACTCCACTTACATCTACGCATTGAACAATACAGCCGCTTTCTCTGCTAACACAGATGCATCTGCGGCTCCTGGTACAGTTTACACTCCAGCATTTGGTACTGTTTCTTATAGCTTGGCTGGTGGTGCATCTTCTGCCGCTGTGGCAGCTAATGTTCAAACAGGTCTAGATTTGTTTGCTAACAAAGACGAAATCGATATTTCCCTAATTGTTACTGGTGACGGCTTAGACACTACAACACAGAACTATGCAACTAACATTGCTAAGACACGTATGGATTGCGTTGCTTTCGTATCTCCATTGCAAGGTCAAGTTGTTGGTCAATCTGCTTCTGCCGCTACAACAGCAGTTGCCGCATGGGCCGCTTCATTGTCTGGAACAAGCTACGCTGTAGCAGACTCTGGCTGGAAATACCAATACGACAAGTACAATAATGTTTACCGTTGGATTCCTCTGAATGGTGATATGGCTGGTCTATGTGTTCGCACAGATGACACAACTGATCCATGGTTCTCACCAGCTGGTTATTCACGTGGTGCAGTTAAGAACGTTGTTAAATTGGCATGGAATCCAAACCAAGCACAACGTGACACAATCTATTCTGCCGCAGTTAACCCAGTTGTTTCACTACCTGGTCAAGGTACATTGTTGTTCGGTGATAAAACTCTGACAACACAACCATCTGCATTCAATAGAATTAACGTCCGCCGTTTGTTTATTGTTCTAGAAAAAGCAATTTCTAATGCATCTAAATTCTCATTGTTCGAACTCAACGATGAATTTACACGTGCTCAGTTTGTTGCATTAGTAGAACCATTCTTACGTGACATTAAGGGTCGCCGTGGTATCTATGACTATCGTGTAGTTTGCGATAATTCAAATAACACAGCATCAGTTATTGATGGTAACAGATTTGTTGGTGACATTTATATTAAGCCAGCACGTTCAATCAACTTCATTCAACTAAACTTTGTTGCCGCTCGTTCTGGTGTACAGTTTACTGAAATCGTTGGTGGCGCTTAATAAATAATAAGAAATAGGAGAAACAAATGGCTTTCAACGTAACAGAGTTTCGTGCAAATCTCATTGGAGATGGTGCTCGTCCCAACCTGTTCCAAGTCACAATGACTTTTCCAACCTTTACAGCCGATGCAGTAAATTCTGGTAAGGCACTAACATTCTTGTGTAAGACTGCTCAATTACCAGGATCAACTGTTGGTACAGTACCATTGTATTACTTTGGTCGTGAGTTAAAGTTTGCTGGAAATAGAAATTTTGCTGACTGGACAATTACAATCATCAACGATGAAAACTTCAAAGTGCGTAAAGCCTTTGAGTCATGGATGAATAGCATCAATTCACACGGTACAAACGTGCGTAATGGTAGTGCTACGAACCCATCCGCTTATTCAGTTGATGCTAAAGTAGACCAATATGATAAAGCAGGTAACATCATCAAATCTTATAAGTTTGTTGGTTCATTCCCTGTTGACCTGTCACCAATTGATTTGGATTGGGGTGCAAATGATTCTATCGAAGAATTCACTGCAACTCTAGCATATCAATGGTGGGAGTCAGATACTACTTCCTAATTTTGTACAGGGGGAAATTCTTCCCCCTTATTATGTTTTTTTGAACTGGAATTAAAAATATGGCACTATCACTATTCGGTTTTCAAATTTCTCGTCAGAAGACTGATGTAGAACAGCAGTCTCAGAAAACTTTTGCTCCGCCTTCAAACGAAGACGGTGCTTTAACCATTTCCTCTGCCGCTTATTACGGCACATATGTTGACTTAGACGGCACAGCAAAGAATGAGGTTGAACTAATCTCTCGCTACCGTGAAATGGCAATGCAACCGGAGATTGAATCCGCTGTTGATGATATTGTTAATGAAGCAATCGTTCAAAACGATAATGGCGAATCGGTAAGAATCATCATGGATGATCTCAAGCAACCCGAGAAAATTAAAAAAGCCATCGAAGAAGAATTCACAAATGTTCTTCACTTATTAAACTACCAGAATATGTCAACGGATACTTTCCGTAGATTCTATATTGATGGTAGAATTTTCTATCACATTATCTTAGATGATACAAACCCAACACAGGGTATCAAAGCACTTAGATATATTGATCCACGTAAGATTCGTAAGATTCGTGAAATCAAAAAAGAAAAAGATACTGGAACATCTGTTGACGTAGTACAAACAGTTAATGAATACTACATCTACAACGATAAAGTGGTATCTGGTACATCTTCTAGCTACGGTCCAGTTGGTGTTCGTATTGCTAAAGATGCTATCATCAATGTAAACTCAGGACTTATGGACTCACGCAGAGCCGTTGTTCTGTCTTATCTACACAAAGCAATTAAGCCACTCAATCAGCTACGTATGATTGAAGATGCTACGGTTATCTACCGTATCTCACGTGCTCCAGAACGTAGAATTTTTTACATTGACGTTGGTAATTTACCAAAGTTAAAAGCAGAACAATATCTCCGTGACATTATGGTCAAGTACAAGAACAAGTTGGTGTATGATGCACAGACTGGTGAAGTACGTGATGACCGTAAATTCCTTTCTATGATGGAAGATTTCTGGTTACCTCGCCGTGAAGGTGGAAAAGGTACAGAGATTACCACACTACCAGGTGGTCAGAACCTTGGTGAACTGGAAGACGTTAAGTATTTCGAAAAGAAACTTTATAAGTCACTCAACGTGCCTGTGTCTAGACTTGACCCGAATCAGTCTGGATTCTCTTTAGGACGTGTTGGTGAGATTACCCGTGATGAGGTCAAGTTCTCTAAGTTTGTCGACCGTCAACGTCAGAAGTTCTCCGAAATCTTTTCACAAGCACTAAGAGTTCAATGTGTTCTAAAAGGTATTTGTACCGATGATGAATTCAATGAATTCAAAGAATACATTTACTTTGATTTCATTAAAGACAACAATTTTGCCGAACTTAAAGAAGCAGAATTGGTACGTGAACGTCTGTCATTGTTAGGTTCAGTTGACCCATATGTTGGTCGCTACTACTCAATGGAATGGATCCAACGTAACGTTCTACGTCTAACAGACGATGACATGAAAGAGATGCGTAAACAGATCGATGCTGAAAAGAAAGCTGGTCTGATTATGGATCCAATGCAGATTGCACAGCAAGGTCAACAAGAGTTAATGAATCCTGATGGTGCTGGAGGTGGCGGTGGTGCACCTGCACCGGCAGCCGATGCAACTCCAGCGGCTAGCCCGACACCACAACCAAAAGGTGATTTAAGTTTAGGTGAAACGGTATCACCATCATTACGTATGCTTGGTCGTGCAATAACAAACAACAATATGTCTAAGCAATCTTTGTATGAGTCACAACAAGCACAAAAAAAACATACAATCATTCAAGAAAGTGTTTCAGTCGAACCTGAAGATCCTAATGTCGAATTGACAAAATCATTAATTAATTTTATTGATTCAATGTCATCGGAGGATAATAAAGTTGGACCAAAATAAATCTAAACCCGTAGGTTTAAACGAATCAACACTTCTAGCGGCATCAATTGCGTTTACCGAAAAGCAAGTAAAATCGGTACGTTCTGATATCAATGAACTATATGAAGTAGTTCAAGATATTGCACAAAATAAACCACTCAGAGGACCAGAAGGAACACCAGGTAAAAATGGTGCACCTGGACCTCAAGGTGAAAAAGGCGAACGTGGTATCGTTGGTGCTCAAGGCATTCAAGGTGAAAAGGGTGACACCGGAGAACAAGGTGAAAAGGGTGATACCGGCGAACAAGGACCAAAAGGTGATACTGGAGAAACCGGTGAACGTGGTCTTAAAGGCGATAAAGGCGACACTGGCGAACAAGGTTTAACTGGTGCAAAAGGTGACCAAGGCGACCAAGGACCACAAGGCGACAAGGGTGATACCGGAGAACGTGGTGCAAAAGGTGACACCGGCGAACAAGGACCACAGGGTGAAGTTGGTGCTCAAGGCATTCAAGGTGAAAAAGGTGATGCAGGACCTCAAGGTGAAAGAGGTGAAAAAGGCGAACGTGGTTTAACTGGTGCAAAAGGTGACACTGGTGAACGTGGTCTTAAAGGTGACAGAGGTGAAAAAGGCGACAAAGGTGACAAAGGTGATTCTGGTAAAGATGCTGATATCAAACCACTTGAAGAAAAGTGGCAATCGTTCGAAAAGAAAATACAAATTGATCTGCAAAAATATAAGCAGAACATTAATCAATCGGTCTCCAAAGGCTACAATGGCTGGGGCGGAGACTCAGGTGGTGGTGAAGTAAGATTACTTAGACTAGATGATGTTGATACAACAAATCTAGCTAACGGAAAAACTCTTGTTTACAATGCTGATTTGAAGAAGTTGGTATTCGAAACTGTTGCCATATCAAGCGGTGCTTCTAGCAATAATGAATCTACTACTTCCAATACAGTTACATCAAATACGTTAACTGCAAATACAATTACAACACAGGTTATAGAAGTATCTTCTGGTACTGACCTAAGAGGTAATGTTATTATTGGCACCAATGCAAACAATTCTCTCATCATAAATAGTCGTATTGCTTCTAATATTGTTCCAATAGCAGATGTGCAGTACAACTTGGGTTCTCCCGAATTTAGGTTCAAAGATTTATTTTTGAGTGGTAACACAGTACACATCGGCTCGTCTACTCTTTCGTCTTCCGATCAAGGATTAGTTTTACCTTACGGCTCTACGGTAGGCGGTGTTTTACCAAGTGATGATATTAGTGGCTCACTAAATAATTTTACTGGTGACCTAGGCAATTTTGATAATGGTTATACTGACAGCTTCGGATCACAAATACGAAACGTTAGAATTGACTTTAATCAATCTGGTACACTAACTCAAATACAATTAGGTAATTTATAATAGGTAGATATTAAACATGCCAACAGCAGTTCAATTTAGAGGTGGAACAGGAACGCAGAACGATTCGTTCACTGGTCTACAACGTGAAATCAGTATTGATACAAGTAACAACAGTATTCGTGTACACGATTCAACTACTGCTGGTGGAATTCAGACCGCTCGTTCAGATTTAACAAACGTTACCAATGCTCAATTTTTAAGTAAAGCTACAGCGGCTGGTGTTGGTGTTGGAGCAGGTGCTACAGGTCCAACAGGACCAGCCGGCTCAAACGGTTCAGCAGGTCCAACAGGACCCACAGGCGCTCAAGGTAATGTGGGACCAACAGGTCCAACAGGTCCAGCCGGCTCAAACGGTTCAGCAGGTCCAACAGGACCTACGGGACCAACTGGTGCGTCATACACATTACCAATAGCAACAAATTCTGTTTTGGGTGGTGTCAAAGTTGACGGCACAACAATTACCGTAACAGCAGAAGGTGTTATCACTTCTACGGGCGGCGGTGGTGGAGGTGGCACAGCAGGTGCTACCGGTCCAACTGGACCTACAGGACCAGCGGGATCAAATGGTTCAGCAGGACCAACTGGTCCAACAGGACCGGCCGGTTCAAACGGAACAAATGGCTCAGATGGTCCAACAGGTCCGACAGGACCGGCCGGTGCCACAGGCCCAACTGGTGCGGCATCTACAGTTTCTGGACCAACAGGACCAACTGGTCCAACAGGAGCCGCTTCAACAGTTTCTGGACCAACTGGACCTACAGGAGCACAAGGTATTCCAGGTCCAACTGGACCTACAGGACCAGCCGGCTCAGGCGGTGGCGGTGGTGCATCGGCCGCTGTTGCAGTAGGCTATTCATTAATATTTGGAGGATAAAATGGCAGCACCAAACATAATCGGCGCAACAACAATCAATGGCAAAACAACTGGTGCAAATTTGACAAGTACAAGTGCAACTACAGTATTGAACAATCCATCATCTTCAGGTAAATGTTTAAAGGTTAATGTTCTGAACGTTTCAAACTATGGTGGATCAACTGTAAGTATAACAGTAGGATATTATAATGCCGCTAACGTTGGTGGTACTTTATTTCCAATCGTTGGTTCCGTTAATGTTCCCGCAAATAGTACATTAAACGTTATTGACAAAACGAGTCAATATTACTTAGAAGAAAACACAAGTATTGGTGCAACTGCGGCTTCTGCGAATGCACTGTGTGTAACTTGCAGTTATGAGGACATAAGTTAAAATGGTTAAACGATATTATGGTGGGATAATATCTGCTACACAACCGGTAGTTAATACGTTTGGAGCGCCCGGAGTGTTTAATACTAATCAACACCTTCAGGCTGTATATGCGAGCAATTGGCCCACCGGGTATTCAGGACCAAATACAGTAGAGTATCTTGTAGTTGCTGGAGGTGGATCCGGTGGTGCCCTTGGCGGTGGCGGTGGCGCAGGAGGTTATAGAACCGCCACAGGTTTTTCAATTACACCAGGATCCACCATTACCGTAACTGTTGGTGCAGGTGGTGCACCAACGACAGGACCGGCCGATTCAGTTGGAAGTTCAGGAACAAATTCTGTCTTTGGATCAATTGTTAGTACAGGAGGAGGTCGAGGTGGAACTTTCGATCAAGCTGGTGCCGCAGGCGGTTCTGGTGGTGGTAGCGGACCAGGTGGCGGTGGACCAGGTATAATAGCAGGAGGAGCCGCATCACCAGCTGGTCAAGGAAATGCCGGTGGTGCAGGTGGAACATATTCTTCTCCATATCCCTCAGGTGGTGGTGGTGGAGCGGGAACAGCAGGAAGTCCCGCAACTTCAACCAGTGGTAATGGAGGTGATGGTCTACAATCTAGTATAACAGGCACAGCAACATATTATGCAGGCGGTGGCGGAGGCGGCAATAACAACAACGCTGGCGGCACAGGAGGCCTTGGCGGTGGTGGTGGCGGCGGTGCAAATTATGGTGCGGCAGGAACTGTTAACACAGGAGGTGGTGGCGGAGGTCAAGTGGACTTCAAAGGTGCCGCAGGAGGTTCTGGTATTGTGGTCATTCGTTATTCGGACACTGCCGCTGCCGCTTCAAGTACAACAGGTTCACCCACAGTAACAGTTGCAGGTGGATACAGAATATATAAATGGACCTCGTCTGGTTCAATCACATTTTAAGTAAAATTAACTATGAGCCATTTCGCACAAATCGATGAAAATAACAACGTCATTCAAGTTCTAGTAATAGAACAGGATGTAGTAGATAGCGGATTGTTTGGTGATCCACAATTTTGGATTCAAACATCCTACAACACACGTGGAGGAGTTCATATTAATGGTGGCACTCCATTACGTAAAAACTATGCAGGCATTGGTTACATATATGATCCGGTTCGTGATGCATTTTATAAACCTAAACCATTTAATTCCTGGACGTTAAATGAAGAAACATGTAGTTGGGAGCCACCCGTGCCATACCCTTCTGATGAAAACAAATATGTGTGGAGTGAAGACTCTTTATCTTGGATAATTCTTGAAGAATTATAAGGTACCGAATTGTCATAAATAGTAAATAACATAATGGAGTAAAAAAATGTATAACGAAAATATCAAATCAGTTGTTGATTATGCGTTTCAAGATGATGCAGTAAAAATGCGTGATGCTTTGTACAATGAAATCAACGATAAAATTTTTGATGCGATTGAGCAACGTAAACAACAATTGGCACAAAATTTAGTAAACCAATACGACACACAAGAACAAGAAGAAGAATGAAAAGCCTAAAAGATTTTCTTCAGAAGGAAATAAAAGAAGAAGGTTCTCCTGATGAAAACGGAGATGGTGTTCTGTCGCCGGCAGAATTGCACCATCATTTAGACATTCAGAAACGTGGTACCGTAGACCTTGGTGATTATGCGGCACACATTATGTTCCATGCACATCATCCAGAATATCTGGCACATGTTGCAGAAAACTTCAATGATGTACAAAGACTTCATGCCGCAGGGCAGGAGATAAATGCACATGATCCGGTATTGGCTAAGTTAAAAAGCAATCGTGCTTTGGTGGCAACATCCAATCCAGTGATGGAAGGTAAAACATCCAAGTCACATGAACTTGATCCACCAGCAGTTTTGATTATGCGTAGAAAGTCTGTTCGACAGTTTCCAAATGGTCAACGTGTTGCTCTCTATTATGTGGATAAAATTAACAAATATGTTACCGTTCCATATGAAGATATGCAATGGTCTGCTACCGAAGAAACTGTGTTTGATAAAGTCAAGCAAGTCAACGAGAGCAAACAGAATCTTGTAGTAGAACATCTTGATGGTTCTACTTCAGAAGTAACTCCACAAATGGCAAAACATATGATGGATTTATATAAAAAAATCAACGAAGCGAACAAAGCAAAAATGTTAGATATGCTTGAGGCTTCAGCAAAACATTTTCAAACTATCGCTAAGTTTTCTAAGGAATAAAAATGGCAAACGTATATGGAATTAACGTACTCAAAGACGACACACAACATGCTGTTATTAAACTGACAGCTAGATTTGATGGTACAGGTCAAGAATCAAACACTGCACGTATCGCCGCTAACACACTGTCTGGTGCATTAGCCACTAACGGATTCCTTGTTGCGAACACACAAGGTGGTTCTGCAAACACAACACTTCCATATTACGGCTTGGCTGTAAACAGAATGTGGTACGACACACCAGGTAATGCTAATACTGATGTAGAAGTATTTTGGTCTGCAACAGCATCAAATACTATATTTTATTTGAATGCAAATGGCGAATATGATGGTGCTGGTAATTGGATTACAATTCCGAATCCTACAGCAGGTGCCGCAGGCTCTAATGGTAACATTGGTATCATTACAAGAGGTATGGGTAACGGAGATAGTTACACAATCATTTTAGAACTCCGTAAAGATAATGCATATTATCAACGTGGTCAGTTTAATGATCCTGCGGCATTTAACTATGGTCCAAATTATACTCTGAGACCATAATGTCACTTGTTGATTGTTTTCTTTCTGGCAACTTAACGGAAGCCAGAGAGTTAATAGACAAAAGAATTACAGAACTATTCGAAGAAAAATTAGAATTAATTAAACAACGAATAGTCAAAGAAGAATCTGAAAAATTGGGTTTGACAGAAGCCAATATTCAGAAGATGGGTAGAACAAAGTTAATACGTGTTCGTATACGTAATGGCAAAGTGCAGAGAAGAAAGAAGTTCTCTACAGTAAAAGGTTACACTATTCGTGGTGGTCGTGTCGTAAGAATGTCACCACAGGAGCGCCGAAATCGTAAGATGGGGGCACGTAGGGCAAAGATTAAACTTAGAAGTAAGAAAAATATTATCTTACGTAAAAGAAAAATATCGTTAAGAAAACGAAAGGCAATGGGAGTAAAATGAAACTTATCAAAGAAATTACCGAAACAGTCAGCTATTTGACTGAAGAAGCGGACGGTAAAAAAGTCCTTCATATTGAAGGTCCATTTCTTGTTGCCGAAAAGAAAAACAAAAACGGTCGTATCTATGAGTTCAATACTCTGAGAAAAGAAGTACACCGTTATACAGAAGATTATATCAATAAGCATCGTGCTTTTGGTGAATTAGGTCATCCTGATTCTCCATCAATCAACCTAGATCGTGTGTCTCACATGATTACTGGTCTCCGTGAAGATGGCAACCAGTGGATTGGTAAAGCAAAGATACTTGATACACCCATGGGTAACATTGCAAGAAGTCTTATCGAAGGTGGCGCACAACTAGGTGTGTCATCCCGTGGTATGGGTTCTTTAAAAATGGTCAACGGTGTGAACGTTGTGCAACCCGATTTCTATCTAGCCACAGCGGCAGATATTGTGGCCGATCCTTCTGCACCTGGTGCTTTTGTACAGGGAATTATGGAAGGCAAAGAATGGATGTTAGTAGATGGTAAGTGGACAGAAGTTCATCTTGAAGAAGCAATACAACAAGTTCGTAAGGCTTCACGTAAAGATATTGAACAAGTAAGTTTGCAAATTTTCGAATCCTTTCTTAAAAAATTGTAATATTATAAATATCCACATACAAAAAAACCAAGGAGAGTTTTAAATGGTTAAGAAATTTAATTTATCGGAAGCTGCCGCTGACATTTTGAACAAGAGTGTTTCCGGTGCTATGTCTAAGCGTACAGACGGTCCTTCTAAACTGCCTACATCCGTAGTTGCAGGTCAAAAAGACGTTGGTGAAATTGGTACTCAAGTTACTAAGACAACTGACGCAGGTCCAGATGCTACTAAAGGTGTTGCTACAGCTACACCACCAGGCGCTACACCACCAGTTGGTGCTGAGCCAATGAAGAAGTTGTCAGGTCAACCTGCTGAACAAGGTTCAGTTGAAGCACCTGAAGGTAAACCAGGCACTCAGAAAATGGAAAAGAACAAAGGCGCTACATTCCAATCTTACGGTAAAACGAACGAAGACGAAGAAGTAGAAGGCGAAGTCGTTGCTGAAGCCGAAGACAAAGAAGAACACGAAGACGAAAAGAAAGATAAAGCCATGATGAAGAAAATGATGGCTAAGAAAGACCTAAAAGAAGACATCGATGCATTGCTTCAAGGTCAAGACCTTTCAGAAGAATTCGTTTCTAAAGCTACTACAATTTTCGAAGCGGCAGTTATGTCCCGTGTAGAAGAAATTGCAGAAGAAGTAGAAGCACAATTACACGAACAATTCGAAGTTGCTGTTGAAGAACTTAAAGAAGACTTTGCAACTAAGATTGACGAATACCTAAACTACATGGTAGAAGAATGGATGAAAGAAAACGAACTCGCTATCGAGTCTGGTCTACGTGCTGAAATCGTAGAAGACTTCATTGGTGGTTTGAAGAATCTATTCGCAGAACACTACATCGACATTCCAGAAGAAAAAGTGGATGTTGTTCAAGAAATGGCCGACAAAGTTGAAGAACTAGAAGCCAAATTGAACGAAGAAATTTCTCGTTCTATTGAATTCAAAAAAGAAATCAATGAACACAAGAGAATCCAAGCCTTGCAAACAGTATGTGAAGGCTTAACACAGACTCAGGTAGAAAAACTTAAATCACTCGCAGAGAGTGTTGAGTTCACTTCCGAGGAAGAATTCGCAGACAAACTTAACACATTGAAAGAGGCATATACTCCTTCTAATGTTAAGGCTGCCGAAAAATCTGTTCTAGAAGAAGGCGTTGAAGTTCCAGAAGATAAGCCAGCGAAACAAGTTTCCGGCGATCCTCTAATTAATGCCGCTGTTAATTCAATCTCAAAATCTGTGGCAAAATAAATATACCACATTTAAATTTAAATCAAGGAGTTATTAAATGTTTTTATCTGAAGAACTAAAACAAAAATGGCAACCAGTTCTGGAGCACCCAGAACTAGAAGCTATTAAGGATCCATACAAGAAGGCTGTTACAGCCATGGTCCTTGAAAACCAATCACAAGCTATGGCGTCTGACCGTGCTCAAATGGGCATGTTGAACGAAGCTACTGCTGGCGGCCCATCTATGGCTACTGGCTCTGGCGTTCAAAACTTTGACCCAATCTTGATCTCATTGGTTCGCCGTGCATTGCCAAACTTGATCGCTTATGACGTTGCTGGCGTTCAGCCAATGACAGGCCCAACAGGCTTGATCTTTGCAATGCGTGCTAAGTATGGTCAAGACAATACAGCCGCTGGTCAAGAAGCGTTCTACAACGAAGCTAATACTAAGTTCGCTGGTATTGGTTCCGATACAAACCGTTTCGGTTTCGCTAACAACACTACTGGTGACACATTGACTAACCCAGTTGGCAATGGCTTCACAACAGCTAACACATTCACAACTGGTATCGGCATGCCAACGGCTACTGCTGAATACTTGGGTTCTGATTCAAACACAGCTTTCGGTCAAATGGCTTTCTCTATCGAGAAAGTTACAGTTACTGCTCAAAGCCGTGCATTGAAAGCTGAGTACTCTCTAGAACTTGCACAAGACTTGAAAGCAATCCACGGTCTTGACGCTGAAACAGAATTGTCTAACATTCTGTCTACAGAGATTCTTGCTGAAATCAACCGTGAAGTTATCCGTACAATCTACGCTGTTGCTAAGAACGGTGCTCAGTATGGTACAACAACTGCTGGTACATTCGACTTGGACACTGACTCTAACGGTCGTTGGTCTGTTGAGCGTTTCAAAGGCTTGATCTTCCAAGTTGAGCGTGACGCTAACGTTATTGCCAAAGAAACTCGTAGAGGTAAAGGTAACGTGATGATCGTATCATCTGACGTTGCTTCCGCTATGGCTATGGCTGGTGTTCTACAGTACACTCCTGCATTGTCTGCTGACTTGCAAGTTGATGACACTGGTAACACATTCGCTGGTTTGCTACACGGTCGTATCAAGGTCTATATCGACCCATACTTCGGTGGTTACACATCTAACCAAGAGTTGGTAACAATCGGCTACAAAGGTTCTTCACCTTATGATGCTGGTTTGTTCTACTGCCCATACGTTCCATTGCAAATGGTTCGTGCAGTTGACCAGTTTACATTCCAACCAAAGATTGGCTTCAAGACACGTTACGGCATGGTTGCAAACCCATTTGCTGGCGGTTCTAATGCTGATCTAGGTCAGTTGTACTCTAAGCGCAACACATACTATCGTATCTTCCGTGTTGCTAACTTGATGTAATATCAGGTAAAGAAACCACCGTTAAGAGTGGTACTTTAAAAGAGGAGCAGAAATGCTCCTCTTTTTTTATTCCTAAATAGTAAGTAGGAGACGAATATGAAACCAGAAAATACCAATTTTTTACAACCGACAAAGTATGTGCTGACCTTTCCAGAAGTTCCAGACATGGTTTACTTTTGCCAGAAAGCCAATATTCCAGGAGTATCTTTGGGACAGGCTTTGCAAGAAACACCCAATCTTGATGTATTTCATTCAGGTACAAAAATAACATACAACACATTTGATATTACCTTCTTGGTGAATGAAAATCTCACGGCATGGACGACACTATATAAATGGATGAAAGACCTTTCTTCTATCGAAACGACATATACAAAAAGAAAAGAAAGTAAGAAACAAGCAGTACTTACTGTAATGTCAAATCAAAACAATCCAAAATTGAGAATAAAAATGCTAAATTTATTTCCAATTTCATTATCCGATTTAGAATTTGATACCACATTATCAGCAGAAGAACATGTATCTGCAACGGCATCTTTCCGTTATGACCTGTTCGAAATTGAAGAACTGTGATATAATGTAGTTTTATAATGGAGTTATTATGAGTAAACTTGAAGAAATATTAAAAGCGTGGGACACCGATTCTGTTATTGATTCTACAGAACCAGGTAAAGAACTATTAAAGATACCCACATTACACAACAAGTATTTAAAAATTCTTGTTAATCATCGCCTTGCTATGAAGCGTGTTAATTTCGACTATGCTCGTATGCGTAAAATCAAAGAAGAATATTATAATGGTTCTTTATCACAAGAAGAACTTGAAGAATATGGTTGGGAACCTTTTCTTTTAAATGTAAAAACAAAACAGGGTATCGAAAGATATATTGAATCTGATGCTGAATTAGTTCGGCTATTAGAAAAGAAAATGTATCACGATGAAGC